CCATACTGCCGTCCGAAAGGATCGTCCAGGTATGGTTCCCCATCTTCATTGATTTGGTTACTTCTCCCTGTGCAAAATGAAAAACGTTGTCCGTGATCCACGCCAGTTTCGTTTCGCCCTGCCAGAACGCCAGTTCGTCCATCGTGAACGTCGCGGTTTTTCTGGCATTGTTCAGATACGGATTCCCTTCTATGTCATACGACGTTACGTTTTCGCCTATCGCTATGCCATATTTCCCGTTCACTTCGTCGATCAGCCCGGAAAATATGTATTGATCAATTCTGCGCTGGAACCCTTCCGCCGCGTCCTGCACGCTCTGGATCCGCTCATCGTAATGGTATTCCTGCAGCACGCCCTGCGCCGTTGCCGTGATGGTGCTTTCCAGGTTTCTTTCGTATTCCCCGAACTCGTCGCTCAATGCTTCGTATTCGTCCTGCAGGTGTGCCCGGATCTCGTCCATCTCATGCCGCACGACTTCCGCCGTCTTGACGATCAGGCTTTTCAGGCTGGCCGCCTGCTCCGTCTGTGCCGTTTCCGCCTTGCGTATCTCCTTCTGCGTCGCCGGCGTCATCTGGTCTATCGATATGGTCATCAGCGCGTTGTTCAGTTTGTCGCTCATGGTCATCAGGTATTGATACACCTGCCGCAGCTGGTCCTTTTCCTGCCCCTGCAGGATCGGCGGATTGTCAAAGAACACTTCAGATGCCATCGCCGCCCACCTCCATAATGCGGCTCAAATCATACAGTTCCATATCCCCATGCCCGGTCAGTTTCACCCGCATATGGTCGCAGCGCTTCGGTACCACCGGCAGGATAAACGTCCGCAGTTTTTGCCCGCTCCGCTCGCCCATAAACTCATAGGCGTCGTTGTCGTCATATTTGATCCATAGCCGCACCCAGGCGTTTTCCGCCAGCCGGCCGCGGATCTTGAACATGGAAAGGTACTTCGCGTTCCGTACCCTCCGCGGGTCGTCGTATCCGCTGCTCTGCTGATAGTTCACGCCCACCAGCCCGAACTCCGCCACCCAGTCCAGCGCGCTTTCCTCCGTTCCCACGCTGCCGCATACTGAAACCAGCGTATTGTCCAGTTCGTCTATATAGAACAGTTCGTCGTCCACGGTGCCGAACCCCAGCGCCATCACGTTGTCCTCTTTCCACCAGTTCCCGTACTTTGTGTCATAGACAAACATGTGCCAGTATTCGTATCTGTCCATCATGCTGATGTAATATTTCTCGCCCAGCACGCCCGCCCGGGCGTCCGCATACAGCACGTCGCCCAGCTGGTCGCTCACCTGCACCGGCATATTTCCGTCGTATACCATCACGCCCGTCCGCGCCTTGTAATAGATGTTCTCGCCCACCACCTGCAGGCTTCGCCAGCACCCGCGCTGCACGCCCCGCGCCATCGTCGTCTGGATGGTGAAACTTTCCGGCGCATAACCTGATACCCTGTGTATGCAGTTCTCTTTGAAGAACACCGGATACCCGCGCTGTGTGATCACGCCCGTAAACGCGCCGTCCGTTCCCACGCTGGCCGTATAGCTGTCTGTCGAAAGGCCCATATAACAATTCCAGTTCCGGAAATCCCCCAGCTTGCTGGCCTTGATCTCGTTCATCACCACGCCGTTTACAAGCCCGTACTTGCATCCCCATAGCCGGTTGTTACTCTCGCACACGAAATCAAGGTCCGGGATCGTCATGTCCGCTTTCACGTCGCCGGCCGCCAGCGCTTCCTGCGCCTGGCTGATCAGCCCCGCGACGACGATATAATCTTCACCAGCGAAATATACAATTTTGCTGCCGTTCAGCGCTTCCACCTGCGCCGCGATCCGTTCCGTCGCCCCGTCCGGCGCCGCCAGCCCGCTTACTTCCACCACGTCGTATTCCTTCAGCCCGCTGCCGATCCCCGTCGCGCCGATCTTCACGAACGTCGTCGCCACTTCCACCCATTCGTCCAGCACCGCGCTGTACTGCCGCAGCACGTCGTTCTCTGTGCTTTCGTCCAGCCACATATCCCCGTTTTCCGGATCCGCCGGCGGATTGACGCCCGTTGCGATACTGCTCATGTCATAGTTCGTTCCGTCTCCCCGGCACATGATCAGGTTCACGTCCGTTCCGTCCGCCGTAAACGTTTTTTCCATGCTGCCGTATTCGGCCATGTTCGCCGTATTGAAAAAAACTTTGTCCGGCCAGATGCACACATACGCGCCCATCGAAACGATCTTTTTCGGCTGCATCGCGGGATCCGCGCTTAACGTCAGGCCCGTTACTTCCAGAAAATCGTAATAGACTTTCGTTCCCCGCACGAACACCAGCTGATCCCTTCCATGGATCCCCGTCAGCGGAACAGGCATTTCCCCCTGAACATCATAACTGCTGATCCCGCGTTTCTTCCGCAGGGTCAGCACCGGATACCGGTCGCCGGAAAGGTTCGTCATGTCGAACATTTCCCCGTCCGCGATTATGTCGTTATGGTTGTATCCCCGGAACGCGCTGGTCATCAGCGTTGTTTTCGCCCCGGGCGTCAGTTGCGGCTGCTTTCTCATTCCTGCCGTCCTCCTTACACCCGGAACCACGGACGCGACGGCAGCGGCATCCTCGTCCGCGTCCACCAGTCGCTCATGGTGTCATAGGCGTTTTCGAATAAGGCCCGGTCGTTGTTGTACTTGTCGATCTCCTGGTTCAGCAGGTCGATCTTGCTCATCAGCCAATATAGATACAGCATGCTGTACGGATCCGGAACCAGCAGTTCCCGGTCGTCGCCGCTGTCGCTTTCTTCTTCCGTTTCTTCTTCGCTTTCCTGTTCCTCCGCGTCCGCCGCTTCTTCCTCCGCGGTCGTCACGTAAACCGGCAGCACTTCTTCTTCCGGCGTATGCACATGTTTCAGCAAAATCTCTTTATAAATAAGCTGGTCGATCTCCTGCAGGAAAAGCACCTTCGTTGCCACCGGCATCATGTTCGGTTTCATCACATCGGCCATGTCGATCGCTTGCTGTATCGTCATTTTGCTGTTCTCCTTTTCTTAAAAAATGCAGGCGGGAAAAGCACCTTCCCGCCTTCCCGCCTGCACCTGCTCATTGTTCCTTGTGCGGATTCGTGATCGGATCGTACACCTGGATCTGCGTATCCGCGAACTGCTGCGCGAATCTGTCCGCTTTCAGCGCGTTCATCAGCGCTTCTGCAAACGGCAGTTTCATTTCCTGGTACTGGTTGTTCGCCGGCAGCTGGACGCTGCGGCCGTTCACGCAAAGCCAGTATGACTTTTCCGTCGTATCCCTGCGTTCCGGCACCCGCACGCTTACCTTCACCGTCCACGGATCCACGCCCGCCGCGATCGCGTCTGCGCTCGCTTTGGCCACCACGTCCGCGTCCCGGCCTTTCCGGTATCCTTCGTTCTGCTGCTGTAAAGCAGCCAGCTGCGCTTTGAGTTTTGCGATCTCCGCGTCCTTGTCCGCGGCCGGCGCTTCGCTTTTCATGTCCGCCTGTTCCAGTTCCAGTTCTTCCGGCGCTTTCGTTTCGGCGTTCTTTTTCGTTGCCATATTCAGTTTCCTTCCTGCCCATTGGCGGGCGATTCCGTCTGTGGTTTAGATCTTGATCAGGGTCCCGGCTTTCACCAGTTCAGCCACGATCTCGCTGTTCAGCGTCACGGCCGATCCGTCACCGGTCACGCCGACGATGGCGCCATTCGGTCCCTTTTCCAGCGTCAGGTTCCGCTGCAGGTGCGTCTTGCTGCCGTTCACCCATACGTCGCAGTTCTCCACGATCTTATAGACGTTGTTTCCCTTCGTCTTGATCACGATCACGACGTCCGCGGTCCCCATCACGAACTTCTTCGTCGACGGATCCACCGTCACGCCGCCCTTCACCACGTCGTACTTGTCGATCTCTTTCCCGCTGGCCAGCGTCACGGTCAGGGTCACTTCCGCGTTCGCCTGCACGTCGCTGCTGCTGCTGGCGCTCGCGGAACTTACGCCGGCGTCACCGATCACCGTTACGCTGTGTCCGCCTGCGAAAAGCTGCAGGTTCATTTCATGCTTCATGGTCTTTCTCCTTTCTGTCGGGGATACCCGGGCAGCGCTGCGCCGCCCGGGTTCCTTCTGATTCATCAGGCTGCTTCGTAGAAGTCAAGGCCCAGGTTATCTTCCTCTGTGGAAGAAAAGCTGGAACCGGACCAGATCGCTAGCATCCGCTCCTGATACAGGATCTTGCAGGCCATCTCGCCCTTCACGCCCACGGTGCCGAACTGGTTCAGCGGTCCGCCGATCTCATCTTCATTCTTGATGATCATCTGCATGTTGCCGCCTTCCGGATCGACGATCGCAAAGGCGTCCTTTGCGAATACCAGCGTCTTGAAGGTCGCGTAGCTCTGTCCTTCGCTCTTGATCACCGGCGCCAGGTTGCTTTCGATGAAGCGGATCCCATGCATCCGGCCGATCTCGCCCGTATAGATTTCTTCCGGCGCCGCATACTTGTGCGCTTCGATCCATCCGTTCGGGTCCTTCATCCGGATATCATAGGCAATATCAGGATGGACAACCGCTACAAGGTACTGCCCCTGATATTTCTTGCCCTTCGCCGTCTTGTACAGCTGCGTGCTTGCCTTCGCCAGCACGTCGCTTGTCACGTTGCAGGTATAGCTGGCCAGCGCGGTCTGCAGGGCCGCTTCGCTGGACGGCGTGCTGACATAGGTCGTGCCGTTATAGGCGTCCGCGAACAGGATATTGGTGCAGCCGATCAGGGTATTCCGGATCAGTTCTTCCTGCGTCAGCGCATAGCTGGCAGCCAGTTCTTCCTCCGCGCCCAGCACGATCGGATGGACGCCATGCTTCTTGCTCAGGTCGCTGATGGTGACGTAATCGCCATACTGCGCCAGGGAAACGGTGATGGCCACAATACCCATCTTCTTGCCGGTCGGGATCACGCCTTCCTTCAGCTTGCCGATCCGTCCGAGGGTCTGCCACCGGGTCCATTCAATGCTGGTACCATGGTTCGCCGGCAGCGTCTGCTTCATACCCAGCTGGCCATAGATCATCTGGTCGCGGGTATTGTCCAGCATTTCGGTTTCGTAAAAGGTCTTATCCAGCGGTCCCAGGTCGGTACTGCCGGGAGTAAATGGTGTGGTTTCGCCCGTATAGGCGTTCACATAAAAGGGCATCGCATTGACAACGGTGCCGGCTTCCGCAAACCACTGCAGAAGCATCACATGCTTTCTCATGTCGTGTTTCTCCTTTCAAATGATACTGGTCCGTGTTTCTTCACGTATTCAATGATCTTTTTGCGTTCCTCCCGCGGTAATGCCGCGGGATTCAGCGCCGGTTCTGCCGCCGCCTGGTTCCGTCCGTTCATGGCGCCTTCCGCCGGCCGCGCCCGCTGCGCCTGCAGCGTCTGGCCCATCTGTGTCTGCGCCCTTTGCATGCCGTAACTCATCATCTGCGGCATCAGGTCGCGTCCATGGATCGCGTAATACGCCTGTTCCACGGTCATCCCCATCTGCGGGCTGGTCATCTGGCGGAACTGCTCGTTCTCCATCTCTTTGAAAAAATCAAAATCGGGGAACAAGTTCTTCAGTTCTTCGCCCTGGCGCATCAGGCCGTCAATGTGCGCCCGGAGTTGCGCGCTTTCTTCCTGCCGCTGCAGCTGTGCCTGCGCAGCGTCCCGCTCCGCCTGCATCCTGTTGAACTGCTTGTATGCTTCGACGGGCATCCCCAGTTCCTCCGCCTTGTTTTCAAGGTCTGGGTCCTCGTCCTCGATCATCGTCTGCAGTTCTTCAAGGCTTTCCGCGCCGGTCTTTCTCATCAGCACGTCCAGCATCGGCTGCATCGCCGTCAGTTTTGCGGTCGCGTCCTCCTGGTTCTTGAATCTTTCCCTGATGGCCTTTTGCTGGTCGCGGCCGAACAGTTCCTTGAACTCTCCCTTTTTTGCCGCTTCCCATCTTGCTTCCAGATCGTCCGGCTGGTTTTCCTGGCTCGCCGCGGGTTCATTCCCCTGCGGCACCGGCTGCGCCGTCTGCGCCTGCGTCCGCTGTTGGCCATACACCTTCCGCAGTTCCGGATGCCTGTTCATCTGCCGGTTCAGCGCTGCAGCGACCCGCGCGTCAGTGACCTGTGTCCCGTCGCCCAGCGTATCGCCTACGCGGACGTCCCCGGTCAGTTCACCTGTTTCTGCTGCTGTGCCTGCTTCTGCCCCTCCGCCCATTGGTGCCGCAACTCCGGCGCCTTCTTCAGCGAAAAGCTGCAATAGCATGCTGTGTTTATTCATCTGGTTTCTCCCTTCTGTCCTTACGGTGGACGATCCCTTATGGTTATTATTTCATGTCCTGCTCATTTTTTGCAGGTACACGTTTAACCCTTGCGTTAATCCGGCCGGCTGGCGTTCGCGCTGCGCTCCGCCGCCCTGCGCACGATCTGGTTTTCCCTTGCGTCATGCGGCGCTGCCGTCACGTCGTCCGGCGCCTGGCCGATCCGCCCCTGCGCCGGCGCTCCGCCGCCGATCATCAGCCCCGCGTCCGCGCTTACGCCCTGCAGCACCATCGCAAGCTGCTGCGCCACCGCGGGATCCGTCCGCTGCGCCAGCTCCATCGCGATCTGTGCCACCTTCATCAGCGTATCCCGCAGCGTTCCCTGCTCGATCAGTTTCCGCTTCAGTTCGTCCTTCCCCTTGAACTCCATCATATCCAGCAGGATCAGCGCCTGGTCCGTCATCTGCGGGTTGAACAGCCCCATTCCCCAGAACTGCACGCCCAGTTCGTTCATCGCCATCTGTGTATACGGGCTTTCCCGCTGCGCCCTTACGTCAATGTCGAACACCGGCAGCCGCAGGCCCGGTTCCTGTCCGTTGAAGTTCTCCACCTGCTGCATCTGCAGCCCCGCGTTGTTGTACTGGATAAACTCCTCCTGCATGTTTTCCTTCCCGACGATCCGGAACTGCCGCGGGATCGGATAGAACTGCCGGATCCGCTCGATCACCTTGTTCACGATCTTCACGTATGCCCGGTAACTGCTCCGGTTGCTGTCCTTGCTGCTCCGTCCGCTGTCCTCCTTCAGCGCCGCGATCGCGCTGGCCGCCGTCACGCCGGAAGGAACGCCGCCATTGTTAATGTCCTGGTTTCCGGTTATGAACTTGATCGCTTCGATCTTGTGCTGCAGCATGTTCATCGCCGCGTTGCCCATCTCCGGCACTTCCACCGGCCGCAAACTGTCCGTTCCCAGGTTCCCGCCCGTATGCACGATCGGTTTCCGCCAGTCGATAAACTCATCCTCGTTGATGCTGCCGTCCTTCCGCTCAAAATACCGCGGGATCGCATGCATCAGCGCGTTGATGGTCATCGCGTCGTCCAGCAGGTCCAGACCCACCTGCTCGCCCACGCCTATGTCGATATATCCGTAACCCGCAGGCGATCCTTCCACCGGGAACAGCGGATCCAGCACGAACGGATATTCCCCGTCATGATAATAGCCCAGCGCCAGGTCTGCCGCCTGCGGATCTTCCTGCTGCGCCATTTCTTCGCTGCTGTACAGGCAGTTCTCCCCGACGAACTTGCAGTAATGCAGGATGGTCTTTCCGTTGACCCATTTCTTGTAATACCAGTCGACGACCACGGCCTTAT